GTTGAGCCAACTGGCCGGCAGCGGAACGAACTGGCCGTTGTCCTTCAGCCAATCACGTTGTCGGCAGTGCTTCGGAAGCGCCGCCATGATCACAGGGTGCAGAGCAGGGTCGATCTTCCGCCAAGCCTTCTCCGCCTTCGCTCGATCCCTGCGCTTGGGGTAGGCCTGGTAGAACTCCTCGAAACCATCCAAGGGATTGGGCTTGGTCGTCCGCTTCCCAGACTTGGGTTTTCCCTTCCGATCACCCACGTCGTCCGAACCGGTTTCGCCGGTTTGGACATGCTCTTTAGGTTCTTTGGTGGTTCTTTGGTGGTTAAGTGACGGATCGGGTGCAACCGTTGCACCCCGTTGTGTCGTCAGTTGCACCCCGTTACGTCGTGGTTTGCACCCCGTTACGTCGTCATTTGCACCCGGTGCAACCGTTGCACCCCGTTCCATCGAGAGGTCGTACACCATCGGCAGGCGATCCCGGTGCGAGATGTAGGCGGCAGCGATTGCCTGGTTTCCACGACGAATCACACCAGCCTCCTCGAGGGACCGGAGCTTGTACTGGACGGTCCGCTCGGATAGCCCTGTATCGCTGCTCAGCGTGGCGATAGAAGGGAACGCCCCCTTTCCCGCCTCGTTGGCATAGTTCGCCAGGCACAACAGCACATGCCTCATGGCGGCATCGGTAACGACCTGCTGCTCAAGTGCCCAAGTCATGGCCTGAACGCTCATATGTCGAGCTCCTCGGTGACGCGCCGCACGAAAGCGTCGTAGTCCTCAGCCATCTCGAAGCCCTGGACCTCAAGGGAGGCTCTGCACAGCTTCGCGTGGCGGTACATCAGAAGCCGGTCGCTTTCGCACAGGTCGCGGAATTGACGGTAGGACGGCCAGGGCCCGGCGATCACCGGGCGACCGTTGGGGCTGGTGGTGATCCGGCCCGGTTTTGGTTGTGAGGTCATTGGATGGTCTCCCCGGTGTACTTGGCCTGCGTGAACCGGCCGTCCCAGGTGGCTTTCATGACCAGCTTTTGCTGCATGTAGAGTTGGTGCAGGCGCTGGGCGCCGGCCAGCAGCAACTGCAGGTCGTACTTGATGAAGGAGTCACCGCCCTCGGGGGCGATCTTGCGCGGGCGCTCGGTGAGGTACTTGTCGCGGACACGGCTGGCGACGCGATACCGCGGTGCGCCCTCCTCTTCGCGCTGCTCATTGAAGAGCCAGCCGAGTTGGCACAGGGTGCTGTTTACCTTGGCGCAGTTCACCCCGTTCAGGCGCTTGCAGAACTGAGTAGGCGTCTCGCCTACCATGAACAGCGATTCAAGGCTGGAGATGGTCTCGGCCTGGTGCTGATTCTCCAGTTGCAGGACGGCGTTCTGTTCCTCCAGGTCAGCAGCCAGCCGCAGGGCCTCGGCTCGGGTACGCGGGATCTGGTAATCGCGACCGGTACGCTCAGCCTCAAGCTGCTGCCAGCGGTCGATCACTCGGGCACGATGCTCATCGCTGTAACCAGCAACGACCAGGTGAGTATCCCTCTCGATCAGGTCATACACAGCGATCGGACGGCCACCGGTGGACTCCCGGCGAGTTTTACGACTTGATCGTAAAAGCCCCTTGTCGAAGAGACGTTCGATGGTCGTGACAACGTCGTTGTGGCGAGCCTCGACAAGATCCGCGATCTCGCGGCTGGTCATGGTGGCGGCCTGGCCGCCGATGGTAGTCAGGTTCATCGCTCTACTCCCGCCATCTGCACCAGTGCGTTTTCCGTTTCGCCGGTAAGCTCAGCGAGGCGTCGGAACACGTCGCGGTGTGTGTACCAGGCGCAAGCCGGACTGACCTTCGCCGCCGACAACGCCATCAGCGCGCCGATCGTGCGCTGTGCCTGCATTAATCGCTTGGTGTGATCTTGCTCGCGCTCTACCCGACCAAGAAAATCGTCCAGAACCTGCTGCGGGCCGTGGTAGTGCAAGCCGTAGCTAAACGTCCCGCACAGCCTTGACGGAGTGTCCGGGACCAGCCCTCTCCTCGAGCGCAAAGACTTCTTGATATCGAGCTCAGTCATGGCCGCACCTCCCGGTAATGCCGGACAGAAGCCCGGCGAGATCGGCGCGTGCTCGCTTGGCGTCGTGATCCAACCGATCAGGGGTGGCGTATTCCGGCGCGTACTCGCCACGGCCTACCCAGCAACGGTTGCCGGGGAAGCGGTCGTTCAGCAGATCGGCGCCACGCTGGGCCTCTTCCTCGGTCGAGAACGGGGCGACCATCTGGGCTATCGCAATCCCACCCTTCTGAACGGCCGGTGTGGAGATGAACCAGAACAGAATTCCATCGCCTGAAGACGCACGCTGAAACGTGTCGCCGGTATCGAAGCTGCCAGGGTTCACAGGTCACGCTCCCGATAGGCGGCGCCGATCTGCTGGTTGTAGCGGTAGAGAAAATTCCCGGTGCACAAGATGATCCGCTCGATCAGGTCATGAATCTCCGTCGCAACGGGGTGCCCTCTACCACCTAGGGCAGGAACGACCGAGTCCATCAGCAGAGCCCGAAGTTGCGTCATATCGCTCCGAGCGTGGTTGAATAGATCGAACTCATTACGACTGAGCTCGACCCGCTCCATCACCTCCCCGTCGACAGGAAGCGGAGGACGAGAGGCCTGTGCCTTCGAGAGATCAGACATGACCACCTCCCAGCGCGTCTTTAACCTCGCGCTCACGGGCTTTCCATTCGAGGTAGCTCTCGCGATCAGTCCTTTCGACATCCTCGCGGAGCCCGGGGACCAGCTCGAATAGAACCCTGTCGACCTGCTTGCGATGTGCGCTGATTTCGTCTGACTGTTGCGTGGTGCCATCGATGGCGCGCTCGGCCCACTCGGGGAGTTGCCTTTGTAGCCGCATTTCGTTGAGGATCGTCCAGAGGTACGAGGTCAGGTCGCGCTCTGCCCGAATCCCCTGGCGAAGCATGGTGATTGAGGCGCTCATTGCTTCCGCTCCTTCTGCCGGTTGATGCGATCCGAGAGGACCTGTTCGAGCTCCACCAACTGGAAGATGCCCCCCCCGATCTCCTCCAGAAACCAGCCGAGACGCTCTGAGGTTTCCTGGCCTACTTCGCCTTCAGCGCCAACGTTCGCCAGCAGGTTCCCGACAGCGGCGACACCAAGCGCCATGTTCTGAGCCGCATGGCGAGCCGTACCACGATCCAACTTGATGGAGCGGATCTGCTTATCGGTCAGAACTTCATCGGGGACCGGGGAGCACTGATTGCTGAGCAGTGTCGCGAGGTTCATTGCTGGCCCTCCTTGCGCAGGGCGTCGAGCGCGGCATCGACCAGGTCGCCAGCCAGGCGAGAGCAGAGCTTGAGGGCGTCCATATCTACGCGCTCTTCGTCGGAGGTGGTCAGTGCTCCGAGAATGCTAGAAACACTTAGCGTCAGCGCGATCGCCTCGCTCAACGCCTCTTCGACCGTCGTGGTCGGGTTAATCGCTGCGAATCTCCGCGGCGGAAGCTGAGATATCGGAGCCTTCAGTGCAGACGACTGGGGCTTGTTCCAGACCGCGCTCATGCTGCACCGCCTGCGTGTCGCGACACGCTTTCAGGATTTCCGGATTGGGTCGCGACACCGGCCCGGCAAGCTCTGAGCAATGCGCCAGACATGGCCCCCAGCAGGGCGAGAGTATTGAGTTCCTGAGAGAGCAGCGGCTCGCCGGCATCGTCCATCGCCCGGGTCATTCTCAATAGAATCAGGTGAACCGCCTCGCTGATGTCCTCGGCGGCGGCCAGAGCCGCGTCAACCGGCCGGTCGGCAACAATGGAGAACAAGAACTCATCCCCGTTGAGAGGATCGAAGCAAACCTGGTGGTCAGTGGTAACGGCGCAGGGGACTTGCGCGCTTTGAGTTTTCTGTTGCATAGTTAATTCGTCCTTCGAAAGACAAATTGATATCCAGGCAGTCGCTCCAACGACTACCGACTAAAGGCCTCGCGAAAGCGGGGCTTTTTGCTTTCCGGCGTTTGAATCAGCCGGGCCGCAAAGTGGCGCCAGGACACTCCGTGCTATCGTTTTGTTTCCACACAGAACGGCCACGGAGGCCCGGCATGAACTGGTTGAGAGATGCCTTCAGGCGCTGGAAGGAAAGGCACTGGGACAAGGAATACTTCCCAGAAGACCGGGGCGGAATAACGCCGCTGAGGGCTTTCTGGGAGAAAAGGCGCGCATCAATCATGACGTTTGCGCTCTGGCTGATTGCCCTGATCGCTGGGGCGCTGATCCTGAGCATCGTTGGCCTTGGCTGACTCGATCTCGTGCAGCCGCTTTATGGCGCGATTCAGGAAATCCAGACGGTCCTGGTAGCTGTCCATGCCTCGGGGAAAGTGCACGTAAGGCGCATCTGCATCTGGGTAGAAGCGGTCATCCAGTGCCTTGTTGCGCCCAGCGCTGTAGCCAAACTCATGGCAAAGGAGCGCGATCCCGCCGGCGGCCCCCACTGTCGCGATGATCGGCGTCAGCTCGATGTGGTAGCCGCCGATGGCATGGAGGATCACCCCAGCGGCACAGATAACGGCCACCGCAATCAGTCCAGCCAGAATCACGAAGACGTTTCGGATCATTGCTCCGCCCCCATACTGGATGCCTGCACAGCAGCATCAGCGCACTGCACCAAGTGGGAATCGGACGGCAGAATGGGCTCAAGGTCGGCGGAACTGGTGGCCATCGGGACGCTAGGCACTGCACGGGGGCGCCCACCTCCCGACGGAAACCGCTTCAGTTCCGTTGCCTCGAAACCGCCCCCCATTGCAGGCGCGACGATAATGAGGCGTTTTGACCTCAGCGCCTTACTGATTGCGGCCTGACTTGCTCCGAGGGCCTGGGCCGCCCCTTCCTGTCCGAAGCGGCCAACGAACTCAGCGAGTGTTTGGGTTTGCATACGTCCTGCCTCTTGCTTTGGAGGCAGAATAACCGGCGGTGCTATCCTTTACAATACCGCTGGTTCTTTGACTGCATAACCGTTGGTTGTTAACGTCTCGCCATGAAGAAACGAAAGCTAAGCCAGATCGAACTCAACGAATGCCAAGCGCTAAGGCACATTTATAGCGCGAAGCGCCGAGAACTAGGGCTCACGCAATCCTCCATTGCCGAGGCATTCCGTATGAGTCAGACCGCTATTTCGATGTATATGAATGGCAGCAATGCGCTGAATGCGGCCGTTGCCGCTAAATTTTCAACGATACTCGAAGTACCCGTATCCAGCTTCAGTCCGCGCCTAGCAGCCGAAATTGAGGGCATGGCAAAGGCAATGCATCCCAAGCCAGTACCAGATATCACCGACACCCTGGAGCCTATCCATCCGTGGGATGACGGCACCCCCCTTGACGATGATGAGGTAGAGATACCTTTCTACAAGGAAGTTGAGATGGCCGCCGGCGCGGGCCGAAACATTGAGCAGGAAATCAAAGGACGCAAGCTTCGCTTCTCCTACGCGACCTTGCGCGCAGCAGGGGTCGATCCATCGGCTGCCATCTGCACCAGGGTAGGAGGCAACAGCATGGAGCCCTTGATCTCTGACGGCGCTACTATCGGCGTTGATACGGCCACCAAACACATCACCGACGGCGAGATCTACGCCATCAAGCACGACGACCTGCTAAGGGTGAAGTTCGTCTACCGCCTGCCTGGCGGGGGGGTCCGCCTGCGCAGCTATAACCGAGATGAGTATCCCGACGAGGAGTACACCCCTGAGGAAATGAGGAGCCAACAAATCAGCATCATTGGCTGGGTGTTCTGGTGGTCAGTGGTTAGGATTCGGCGAAAGCTGTGATCAACAACAGTCGGCACAACGCACCCCATCCCACCAGTCTTTTTGCTCAAAGCCTCAAAGCCATTCAGCCAACCTGCGGTTCTGCGCAAGTTGGCATGCTCACTTAATGCCTGACGCCTCATTCGCCGCATTGTTCTGCTAGCTATCCGCAATGCCGGGCACTGTGCTCGGCACATGCACCCCCTGCAAGCCCATCCCAAGCAACACCCCACCTACCGCCCGCAACCTCGGCCGCCCTCAAGCAGGAAGCAGCAATACTCAATAATAAAACCGCAGGTGTTGACACCAATAAATAACCGCAGGTAAATTCTGTCCATATGTTGAAACGTGAGTGACCAACAAGGACTCCCCATGACCATCACCATCAGCACTGATACCTGGCAAGGCCGCCTCGGCATGGGCCTCGCTCCGCGTGAACTGGAGGCCACCCTGCATGCGGCGAGCGACCTGACCGCAAAGGAGATCGCCAAGCTGATGGGCATCGCGCCAGGGACCGTATCCAAGCGATTGGATGATGCGCGGTTCAAGCTCGGCGCCAAGACCATCCGCGGCCTGGTGCTGG